TCGTCTGTAGGGCCAGTAGTTCCTGTTCCTGCCCCGTCAGCACCTGCACCTGTCTGATCTTGGTCTGCGGCGGTATCGCTTGTACCTAGATCCGCACCTATACCAGCCCCGCCTGTAGTTGTTTCTGTAGGTGTTGTAGTTGCACCGGACGTATCTGTTGATGTAGTGTCTGTTCCTGAAGAAGATTCTTTAGCAACAAACAAACCAAGTCCAGTTGTAGTTGCATCTCTAGGGGATTCTTCTGTTTCTACTGGCTCAGTAAATTCTTCTACTATTTCACCTGTAGTTTGGTTTTCCCAAACTGGTCTGTTTGTTTCGTCACCTTCTAATCGTCCCTCTTTGAATTTAATTCCTGTGGGTACGTGTATCCAACCATAAAGGTCATCAGGATCTGCGCGCCATTTGCCTTCTTCGTCTACAGCTCTTGTAGTTGTAGTGCCGGTGCCTACATCAGTGTCGCTTATAGTAGTACCTACTTCAGCATCAGCCCCTGTATCACCGCCTTGTCCTGCGCCAGCGCCCTCACCAGCACCTCCACCGCCACCGCCGCCAGCACTGCTTTCTTCTTCTGTAGTTTCTGTTACTTCTGTTTCTACAGGTGGCTCTGGAATTTCTGGAGGCGGTACTTCAGGTTCAAAAGGATCTTTATACTCTATATCAACTTCAGATGTTATTTCTGAAGGATCGGCTGCAGGAGTTGCTGGAACTTCTGAAGGAGGAGCTTCTACTTTTGTATAGTCTGGTGCTTCTCGTTCAGCGGCTGCTGCGGCAGCTTCATCTGCTTTTATTTTATCTGCTCTAGCTTTAGCTTCTGCAGCAGCCTTAGCTTCTTCCTTAGCTACTCTAGCTTCCTCTGCTAGCCTTTCTTTTTCTTTTCTAGCTGCTTCTTCTCTAGCCTTAGCTTCTTCTGCTAACTTTTTAGCTTCTTCTTCTGCTTTAGCTTCTGCAGCCGCTTTAGCTTCCGCTGCTTTTTTAGTTTTAAGATCTGCAGCAGCTTTAGCATCTGCTTCTGCCTTAGCTTTTGCTGCTGCTGCTCGTTTAGCAGCTTCCTCTGCAGCTTTAGCTTCTGCAGCAGCCTTAGCTTCTTCCTTAGCTACTCTAGCTTCTTCTGCTAACCTAGCTTCTTCAGCTACTCTAGCTTCCTCTGCTAACCTAGCTTCTTCAGCTAATCTTTCTTCTTCTAATCTTTTTTCTTCAGCTACTCTAGCTTCTTCTAATCTTTTTTCTTCAGCTAATTTTTCTTCTTCTAATCTTTTTTCTTCTTTCAGTTGATCTTCTGCTAGTTTTTGCGCTTCTTCTAAATTTTTTTGTTCCTGCTTTGCTTGTTCAGCCTGTTCTTGTTTTCTTTCAGCTAATAAATCGTCAGCAAGTTTTTGTTGAGCGTTGTCGCCCATACCGTCACCATCACTGTCCCGCCACTCACTAGCATCATTAGGAAACAAGTCTACAACATCGTATACGCCGTCACCGTCTGTGTCTGTAGTACGCTCTATGCGTCGTTGCTCTTTGTCCTCTGCTATTTCTTTACGGACTCTTGCTTCAGTGGCCCTAATAGCATTAGCACGTTCTATCTTGTAAGCGTCTTCAGCATCCCTAACAGCACCTAGTTTTGCTTTTCTAGCGTCCTCTACCTCAGCTTGTGCCGCACTAACTTTTGTTCTTTCTTGGTTTATTTTATTCTGTGCGTCCAGTTTAGCAGCGTCTGCTCTTGCTTTTGCAAATCTGTATTGAGAACCAAAGGGGCCAAATCTTTTTCTTAAATAATCTGCGTAATCTTCAGCAGCTTGTGCTGATTGTTTTGTTCTTTCTGAAAAAGCAACAAAATCGTCTGTAATTTGAGTGGCTTTTGCAACAGCATCAGCAATTGAATTATCTGCTTCTATAACAGTTTCATATTCGTCAGGTGTAAGTAAATCCTTTACTGCGGCAGTGGTGGCAGCAGCTATGTCTATAGCGTCCTGTTCGCTAGTATCTTCTTCTGCTTGAGCATCCGCTGTTGCAGTTATGTTATAGATTACACTAGGGTCAAAAGAACCATCTGGGCCTGCTCCGGGGCCACTGTAGGTTATACCGCCAGACGTTGCTGCTGCACCTAGTTCTTCAAGAATAGCATCAGATTCTTTATCTAAATACTGATCTGCAACACTCTTTCCTGTAAGAATTGCAGCTATAGACCCTGTTAAATCAAAAGTAGCGCCAGACTCTGCAAAAGAAGGTATAACTGTACCTAACGCAGTAGTAGCCGCTGAATTTATTGCGTTTGTTGCTGCGGTCACTGTAGAATAAGTGCCTTTAGCTGCTGCTTTAAGAGCTATGCCCACTTCTTTAGTAGCGTAAGATATTTTTTGAGCTGCACTAAGACCTTCTGCTGCTTTTACTCCCGAAGCAATTGCAGGGCCAATTACAGAGATTCCAATAAAAGCAGCTACAAAAGGTATAGATGCTTCAAGACTGTCACGCCAATCTTTTTTCTTTTCTTTTATGTAGTAAGTGCCATACTGCCCTACTTCACCAATTTGATTGTAGTAGTCGCCAGTAGCGCCTGTTTTTAATTCTTGAGTTAGTTTACCTCCAGCATTTTCTTCATTATAGTAAGCTGGAGTAATACCTAAATTTAATTTTAACTCTACACCGTCTTCATTTGTTACTGAAGTAGGGATGTTTTCCTGTTCAACGTACTCTTTAACTGAAGCGTTGTGGTCTTGCATTGCAAGAGCGTATGCTTCAAAGTTAGAGTAAATAGCGCCGGGAGTTTTCTGTGCTTGGGCTAGTTTTTGCTGTCTACGGTCTTCTCCACCATCTCCTATTTCTAAAGGAACGTACTTAGGCTGTAAAGCAGAAAAAGTTTTAATCTGCTGTAGCTGTTCGTTGGTTAAAGGAGTATTGTTATTCCCGTCAGTAACTTGATTAGAGGCTTGCCATGCCGCAAGAAAGTCTTGGTCTACGCTAATTACTGAATTAGACGGAGAAAAACCCCCTGCTGCTTCAGTGTACTGGTCAGAAGGTATTACAAAATTTTCAAGAACAATTGCACTAAAGTTAGGGTCATTTAGGCGTTCTAAAATTTCTTCCTGAGTAGGAATATTAAAGCTGCCTTCAAATAAATCTGTATCTGGTGCAAAGCCTACTTCAGCCACTATTTGCCACCCCAGTTAGACAGGGTTTTAATACCAAAGCTAGCAGCTATAGCGCCACCAAGAAATGCTTTGTAGTAGTCTGGCATTGTAGACAATACAGTAAACCCCTGCTCAACGTATGGAACCATTGACGGTACAAACGCACCTATCAACGGTAAACTTAGAATAATAGCAAACCACTCATCCTTCCAAGAAGACTGAGAGGCAGCAGCTTGTTGAGTTTCCCAATCAGCGTCCGCATCAATACGTCGCATCTTGGAGTCGTGGACAGCTTGCTTTTCAGCAGCTTTATTTTTAAGGAAAGTACCTGCTAAATTAGCTATAGGCCCAATCAAAGATTGTAACATATACTCACCTTAAAAAGAAAGCTAGGGGCCACCTAAGCAGCCCCATGCTTAACCTACTATTAGCTAGCAGGAACTACCAGAGTCAGGCCAGACGCAGGACGAAGTACAGCTACTCCGTACAAAGTGTCTGAAGTAAACAAGTTAGAGAGAAACTCTTGCTTGTACTGAGTCTGTGAGCGTACACCCATTTGCTCTGCCATAACGATAGCATCGCTGTGGAGCAACAGTGCGCCCAAAGAGTCTACTGAGCTAGCTGAGTTATCACCAGCAGCTTCAACAGTAGGACAGTTAGTGCTAACGTAAACGTCGATACCGTACAGTTGACCAATCTGGCCGTTTGTAACTTGACCGTTGTTTACGAAGTCAGAGCTAACATAGCGGTCAATACCCATGATAGTGTTGCGGACAACAGGTGGGATAATGAAGCTACGTCCGTCCATAGGAACGTCTTGGTCATCTAGCTTTTGGATGATGCCACGGAAGCCTGCGTCAGTAAATACGTCAGCGGAAACTACAGTGTCAGCAGTGTAAGTAGAAAGACCATTAGAAGCGTCTACGAAGAAAGTACCTGCGTTATTCAGGTAGGTCGTAGATGTTGTACCAGACGTACCCAAGCCAGTAGCCAACGAGTGAAGGTCGGTGTCAACTTGTTTAGCCAGTGCATAACCAGCATCTTCAGTATAGAACTGACGCAAAGAAGACAGGGCTTGTACATCCGTAATATCCTCAATCAAGCGTGAGTATTCAAAGTGCTTGTTGATGGATACTTGCACTTCGCTTTCCGTAGCGTTCTGCACCGTTACAGCAGTGTTCTCTGCTTTAGCGTGTGCATCGCCACGTACAGGCTTAGGTACATGGATAGTATCGCCTTTCTTGCCAGCCATTGACATCTTCTTTACAAGATTGGCTAAAACAAGGTTCTTTTGGTATGAAGCGATGATCTCATCACTCCAAATTTCTGGGATAAAGGTTGCTGCACTAGTATTGTCAACAAACCCCCCAGTCGCGGGATATGTAGAATCAGTCATTTAATATCTCCTCAGATATACTATTTGACCCTCTTTTCAGCATACGCTCTCATTATTTCATCTTGGAGAGCAGCATACCTATGAGGATCTTCTTTCATAAGTTTAATAATGTCTGCGCGTCTGTAGATTTTCTTAGGGCTTGATTCAGAGCTACCACTGGCATTGCCTGTACTAGCTGTGCGTACTGCTTGCTTGCGGCTCTGCTTCTCAGCACTTGCAGCTTGACCAATCATCTGTTGACGTTCTTTCCAAAGATTGAAAAGTTCATCAGCAGCTTCGTAGTCGTACTCCTTGTCCGCTGCTACAAACAGCTTTGTCCTAACCTTAGATCCCTGAATCCACTCTGCAAACTTTGTATCCTTTAGGATACTTTCCATGTCAGGGTGGTTAGTCTTTAGTGCAGAGAGTGCAGTTTGCATTCTGTACTGTTGACTTACTGATTCAGCTTCCTTAATTTTAGGAT